TCAATGTCAATAGTCATATCGGCAATATCTTTGAGACTATCCAAGTGAGTAATCAAAAGCACAGTCTTGTAGTAGCCCTTAATCATTTCCATCACTCGCATAAAGCCTTCAAGGTTTTCAGCGTCCAACGCTGTGCCCGGCTCATCCATAATCATAATGTCTGATTTTGGCAGGGTTGACACGTTGGTTAGGGCAATGCGAATGGCAATTGCTGCTAGCGTTTTCTCTGCCCCAGAAGCCATCTCTAAAGGTCGTGCTTCGTATTTTGGATGCTTGATGAAGATGTCTAACTTATTCTTTTCTGCCTCAAAGAAAATATCAAAGTCGGTGACGTTGGCTAGCACTGTGCTGATCTCTTCATTGATAAGAGGGAGCATCCGCTTCACAACATCATAACTGATACCATTAGGATGAGTACATCGCATAAACAAATCATAAGCAGCGTATTCTGTCCGCAGGTCTTCTAGTTCTTGCTGCTTCTCTTTGATGTTCGCAATCTGAGTTTCAATGCCACCGTGGGATTTTACTAGGTCAAGCACCTTGGTTTCACAGATAGCAATATCGCTTTCCATCTTGATAGCTCTTTCCTTCAGATCATCCTGTTCCTTGATAAGACCTTCCCGGTTCTCGATGGCTTCTTTGTTGAGTTCATAAATTTCAATCTTTTCTTTTATACTCAACATCTCGCTGGTAAGCAAGTGAATCTTGTTTTTTGTTTTCGCCAAAGATAGATCAAGGTTGGTTGCCTCTGTACAGAGGTCAGCGTATTCCTTATCCCTGTCTTTATAAAGTTTCTTTTCTTTCTCCAGCGTTTCCACATCCATATCTTCCAACTTGTCGGTGAGCTTGGTGTGACGGCGCTTCAAAAGAGTAAGGGTTCTATTTATTTCCTGTAAAAGCTCTTTAGCCTCATAAGCATCTTTAATATATTTGCGGAGACCACAATCAGGTCCGCACGGAACCTCATCAAGAACATCAAGCTTCTTTTCATAGATTACTCGATTATTGTCTTCTAGAGTAATCTGGTTCTCGACAGTTGCTAGTTCTTTCTGGAGTTCTTCACAAGCAGATATTTGCTTTCGAAGAGTATCGACATCAGTAGCATCTAATAGCTTTTTTAATTGCTTGGCTTGCGCCAAAACATCTTTCTTTTGCGTTTTGGCTTGGGTGATTTTGCTACTGAGGTTTGATCGTTCTTGTCCTGCTGCTGCAAGTCTTGATGTCTCTTTTCCAATATTAATAAGTTCAACAGGGGCAGATGCGAAAAGTCCATCGATCTCTTTTACTCTCTCGGAAATAGTTTCTAACTCGGTAGTTAGTTTAGCACACTTTCTTTCTTGCTTTTCACGTGCTTTTTCATTATCGGTCAATTGTCCGATGAGTTGCGTAACATCTTCATCAAAAGTATTATCTTCCAGTTTTCTCAACAACGCACGAGTTTCGATGCTGTCATTTTTGGAGGCTCGGAACTTCTTCTCAAACTGATCAAGATCCAAGAACTTGGCAAGGATTTCCTTGCGCTTCGTTGAACCCTCATTGATGAAAGTCATCGCACCCATCTGGCTGGACATGCTGGTTAGCAGGAAGTCATCAATACTGCCAAAGATTTTACGGATGGCTTTGTCTGTGCCGTTGCGGTCCAAAGAATTCATACTGACCTCTTCGTCAGTAGCTGGATCATAAACTGTAAATTCTACATCAGTTTTAGCTTCTTCTGTTTCTTCGCCGTGAAGTTTACGAGTGTACTTCTCAGACTTCCGCTCGATGATATAGGTTTTGCCGGCAATCTCAATCTCCGCACGTCCGCAGCCAGACGGCTTGTTCTGGTTGATGATGTTTAGGTTCTTACGGTTGTTCTTGCTGATTGAGTTATACACTGTATAAAGCATACTGTCAACAACAGAACTTTTGCCTGAATAGTTTTTACCAAAAACACCCACAACGCCGTTCAGTTTATCAAAGTTGATGGTATTGCCTTCGCCATAGTTGAAGAGGTTGTCCCACTCCATCTTTTTCAAGGACCACTCCACGTTTCTTAGTCCGGCATCTTCCCCATTGACTATAGCATCATACTTGGAATTTAGTTGAAATACTTTTTCTAATGTCTTGGTGTCTGGTTCATATTCTTTTAAGTATTCCCGAATAAGTCGCTCTTGGACAGATGGATCTCGTAAGTTTTCTGTACTACCAAGATCATCAACGTCTACACTATCACGCTTTAGTCCAGCTTTATTTACAAACGATAAACTTTCTGGCTTATACTTGCTCTTTACGATGTCCATCACACGGCGGATCTTATCTAAAGAAACCTTGTGTCGGGTGACCACACGCAAGCGGGCACCTTCTGGAATTTCTAACCTACGAGGTAAGTTGCCCTTTTCAGTCATCTCAATCGTCATGAAAGGTCGGACATTCTGGATAAGATGGTGCTTGACATCGTAGTCAGTCTTGCTGTGGATGTCCCAAATCAAAAATCCTTTATCATTTGTCTCGCCGTGATTTTGCTGGATAGTAGAACCGCAGTAGCGAATAGTCCCACTTTCGTTGAGGACCTGATTGGTCTTGTGGATGTCGCCCAACATGGCGTAGTCAAACTTATCAAACACTTTGATGTCATGGTCGCCATGGTCCATCACCCAGCCGAGGTCTGTTTGACTATTATTAATTGCTCCGTGATAAAGAGCGATGTTGATTGCTTTGGGGTCAGTTGGGTCTTGCCAGTTAGTCTCGTCAAAGATTGACAAAACGTTTAGGGTCAAGTTATCTTCCAACTGAACCTCTCCTGAATACTTGTGTAGGATTAGGCTTGGGTGATTAAGCGCTTCCACAATTGGAGTAATGGCGTCTTGGCGACTGCTGTTCCGCAGGTTGCCGTCGTGGTTGCCAAGGATGATGTGGGTCTCGGCGATGTCAGCCAAGTTCTTCAAGAAGTCGGTAGCTAACTCAAAGTACTCTGGCGAGAGTTGTGTTTTCGTGTGAGCCAAATCGCCTGTATGGACGATGTAGTCTACATTCTGCTCTCGCAGGGTATTATAAATTTCCTCAAATGCCTTTCGATATTCATAGTGGTATTTCAGATTTTTAATGTGGGTATCCCCGAAATGTGCAATCCGCACCATAAGCGCACTCCTTCTAAAAGCGTGTATTATTGTATCAGGTAATGTTTGTATTGTTTAGAACTTCAACATGCTTGGTAAAACATCTACCAATTCAAGAAGTTCTTCTTCAAGTTTATCAAGTGCGGGCGAAATAGTAACGCCAAGGTCTTCTGGCTTTGCTCGGTCTTTTGCCCGTTTAATGTCTAGAAGACGCAATCGGGCATTAAGTAAAAGTCCCATGACTTCGTAAGGGTCTTTCTTTTCATTTATCACGGACTCTGCTTTGACGCAATTTCTATACGTTCTTCCGAACATCTTTTTGGTCTTGCGAGTTGGGTGGGTCTTATAGCCTTTTTGGCAACGTTCTTCAAGTTGTTGCTTCACCATCTCACGGAGTTGGGCTTTGGTGATTTTCATAAGTTCATAAGCCTTAGCGGGATACCCTTGTTGCTTACGTGTTTTATTAACTTTTCGACTTGTGCTAGTTTTTTTCTCTTTAGCTTTTCGTCTTTCATGTTTTTTTCGAAGGACCTTTTCGATAACTCAAGCGCAGGTATAACGTCGATGGGGCGCAGCTTGAATCCACTCTTTGAATTTCTCCTAGTTGACTCTACGGCTGACTGTAGCATCTCCATGTCGGATTTAGAAAGTTCCTCTTTTATGCTATTAGCCGTAGATTCCTTCAACTCTGCGGCGTCAGCAACCCACTCTTTTCCCGCATACTTCGATGTTGATTTGGCAACTACTTTTGCTTCCTCTTCGTCGGGAGCGCCTGTCCATACATGTACTTCTTCTGTTTTTCCAGTGTCAGAATTTCTCATTGTGACTGTCCAGGCTTTCTCGTTTTCCCAGCCTTCTTGGATTGTCTCTTTGATGAGTTTCCGTAGATATGATTTTGTGATTTTCATTTTAGATATCGTAGTCTTTCATCATTTCGGCTTCACGCCTTCTTTGTGCTCTGCTGACCTTGCGTCCCCCACTCATATCAAGTGGCTCGCTGGGCGGGTCACGGTAATCACTTTCGTATTCTTCCATGTCTGCCGATGGTCCGCTGCCGACTGGACCCTCATAAGGTCGTAGTTGTTGGAGTAGTCTTTCTGGGAAAGCTGCCATAGCTGCCTCTAAGTCGCCTTCTTCCAATGCCTCAACCGCAGCAAGAATAGCAGTTTCCATCTGAGCTTGAAGACTTGGCGTGTCAATATCATCGCCATAAGGTCCGTCGTAATGTCCCTCGTTCATTTCAGCTTCAAGCTCTTCTTTAATAATTTGTGTAAGTTCTTGTTTTGTAATTTTCATTTTAGTATCCCCAGGTTCCAGACAATATTTTATTCATCTCAACAGCGATGAGGTTTTCAGGATTTTGCATTAGCAATTCTTCGACCAACTGAATCAATCTTGAGTATCCTGCATCAGTCATAACATCTTGAAAGCTTTCATCTCTCCCCTCTTGGGAATAGTCCATCTCTGTTTGAAGCTCTTCTTTGATGATTTGTTGTAGTTGTGATTTGGTGATTTTCATTTTATTTCATCATCTTGAATGCGATGTCGGCCATTCGGTCAACAGGCAACGCCAAGAGTTTCTCCTTGTTAGTATCGTTAATAGCATCTAAGACAGACACAATAGCGGAAGCAGTAAATAAATCAACCATTACGCCTTCTACTTCGCCTCTTTGTTTGTCTGAAACAATTTGACGAAGCAGCGCTTCTTTGGGATTATCAAAATCTACGCCTGGAATTGGCTCAAACTCTTTGGTTTGTGGTCCGTACTCTTCCGAGCCAAACTCTTTGAGTAGCTCTTCTTGAATAATTCTTCTTAGTTGTTGTTTTGTGATTTTCATTTTATTCTCTCAAAGCAAAGGTCTTTATAAATAGTTCCTAAATTCCAGCAAGGCGAAATATGTCAGAAGTTATTGCTAAAGCAAAGATTCCAAATATCATCACCAGACCTATCATATTTAGTACATTTCGTGTTTTAATGGTCAGCTTTCTACGGGTAACAATCTCAACCCCAGACATAGCAATATGCCCACCATCTAATACTGGGATCGGTAATAGATTTATTACTCCTAAATTAATCGAGAAGAAGGCTATCCAGTCTATAAGGAATCCCCAGTCTCCTGTTTCTGAACTTCTTTTTCTTGCTTGTTCCGTAAATTCGTAAACGGCAACAGGACCACCCACATCTTTGATTGTCATTTCTTTTTCGCCAGAAGCTTTCAATGCTTGCCAAATGTTAGCATACATCTTTGTGGATATTTTGTGAGCATAACCTGCTGCTTCCACAACACCAATTCTTGCCGGCTGGGCTCCTTCGGGAACAACAACATCTGGATATGGTTGACCAACAAGCATAAGAAAGTATAAGGGCCAAGGGAGCAATAAGTTAAACAAGGGTCCATATGCCGCAATTATTATTCTAGCCAGTGGTGATGCTGCCCAAAAAGATTGGGGATCATTTCTCTTATTATAATAGTCATCCTCGCCACGTGGTTTGATATATCCACCAAAAGGTAACAAAGACAAACGCCACTCAGTTCCCCAAAGCTTTTTCTTGAGTAGAACCTTCCCAAAACCTATTGAAAAACTATCAACTGCCACACCGCAAGCACGAGCAGCAACAAAGTGTCCCAACTCGTGAATAAAGATTACTAAAACAATTACTCCAAGAAAGGTAAGCATAAGTTGCCCTCCTGACAAATATAATGGGATTGGTACTCATATCTTGGTAGACCATACCCTGGGATGTCCCACTTTTCTTTTACGCCTGGTGGGAGTCTGTGCTCAAAAGGAGTCCAGAATTTTATGTGATTATATATCTTTTTATTTTCTGCCTTCAATTGCTGTAACTCTATACTCTGCTGCTTGATTACATTTTCCAAATTGTAAAGAGCGTGGCTCGCAGCCTGTTCAAGTCGCTCTTCAATTCGGCTCTCATTCACAACATACAAAAGGAGACCCATAAAAATCGTACAGACCACAGTTGCGACAACCGAAGTCCAAACGACTGCTGAAAGGTAGTTGGGTTTTGCAGTTACAGTCTTCTTTGTCGAAGGAGGGGTTACGTCAATAACCTCCGGCTCGAACATAGAGTTGCGAGCGTCTTCCTGCATTTTTCTATAGAAATCTCTTTCCTTGCTCATAAAGTAACTAGTTTATGAAAAGGATTGTTTTACGGCTGTCTTGAATTCCTGAGAAATGTCTTCGTTGTCGATAGTGTTTTGATCGACCATTTTGTGTGCTGTATGTTCCGAGCTTAATTTTATTTCTCCCCCTGGGAGTCTAGCTTTGTAATAAATTATTTGTGGGGTGTCTAGAACTTCTTCTAGATCTTTTACTTCTAGCCCTGTCTCTTCTTTTGTTTCCCTGGCGGCGGCGGTCATTTCTTCCTCACCTTCCTGTATGTGCCCGCCAGGCAAGTCCCAAGTGTTCTCATAAAAATCTGATGCGCCACGGAGCAACAAAACCTGATTGCCTCTTGTTAGAATAACTTTTGCAACCCGGTTTGTATCTTTTGCTTCCATAATATATTTGCGCCACTCCGTCAAGAGCTTTCTCATTTTATGTCAACCCTGTCGGAGGCATACTTTTCGAAAAGAAAAGGCAAGAAAGCATGAAACACCAAAACAAACGAACAAGAAGCTAAGACTACTGAATACTTGAGAGCATGTGCAAGATGCTGCAAGTATGTCATATTCTGCTCTCTAAGATGCTTTGTTAGGCGTTCTTTCATTTTATTGTTCTGGGAACTTATTCCTATCTTGCCATTCGTGGGATATTTTGTCAGTATCTATGGGTCCACCTTTTGCCCAAGTATAACAAGCCCGAGCGGAGTGGCACTTGAAATGATGCATCCAACAGTAACCCAGGCGACCGTCTTTATCTGTGGTCACGCCAGGCATACATTCGTCCATTCTTGGAGATATATCAAATGCTACACAGTTGGAGCATAAAGATTTTTTAGCTGCTTTGACTGATGTGTTCCAGTATTTTGCTATTTTTTCCCAATAATCACCTGGCTCGTCAACGTTTAGTGGTCCGTACTTGATATGCTCTGCGTGGATAGCAGAGTCACGGTTTTTAGTGTTTAGTTTTAAGTCTTGTGTTGCAGGTGGGCAAACATACTTTTTAGCACTATCAACAAATTTTCTCCATTTTACAATTATCTTTTTCATTACCAGTCCTTGCAAGCCCAATATCTTGCTTTTAGTTTAGAGCCTGGTTTATCACAATTCATCCGGCTTCTAAAGTTTTTTCTGTTTTTCTTTTTATCCTTGTTATTTCTCATTTTAGCATCACCGAACTTGACAATTTTTTCTTTGCCTTTCTCACACGCTTTGACAACTTTTTGCTTCTTGCCGTGCCCAGTCTCGCCTTTTCTAATATATCGCTTTTTATTGCACTTCATTTTATCTTTGTCAAATGACTTACTAGCTTCTTCAAGTTCTTCAACTTCTTCTTTGATGTAGTAGTCTCCGTGCTCATGCTCTTTGACCTTCTTCATCTTTTGTAAAAGATTTATTATATCTTTTTTTGTAATTTCATTAGCAATTTTTTTCGCAGCAGCAACCAGTGGGTCTAGTCCAGCGGCACCACCCTCTACCTCAAGTGTGTCTAGAATATCTTTCTCTACCTTGGGTTGGATTTCTTTGTTGATCTCTTCTAGAATGATCTTTCTTAGTTGTGATTTGGTGATCTTCATCCTTTTTTGCCTGCCTTTGATTTTTTTCCGTAGTTACCTGGCTTACTACAAGCTGACGGAGTTGGGCGGCACTTGGGGTACTTTGCTCTTTTTTCACCCGTGTCTCTTCCGCATTTTTTACATTTTTTCCTACCTGTTTTTTTATCTTTGCGACAGGTGTTGCAATCTACCCAACCGCCTTCTGGTCCAGGGGGACCCTGCTGATCAAACCAGTCACCTAGCGTGTTCTTTTTCTTCTTTTTCTCGTTAAGGTTGGAAATTTCTTGCTCAACCATTTGGCGAAGACGATTATATACAATATTTTCTTTCTTTGTCTCGCCTTCTTTCCAATTTGCTGCGCCTTTGTTTCGGCACTGCACTAATCTTCCAGAGGCATAAGCACTAGGCCAAGTCCCACCTTTTTTCAGTACTGCTGCCTTGATCTTTCTGTAGCAAGCGTCTTTCTTGGGCTCATCATCTTCTAGTAAGATGTTTTTTATTTCTTCCTCAACAATCTGACGAATTTGTTGTTTTGTTATCTTCATTCTGTACCCTCATGCTGTTAAAGCAATCTTGAATAAATAGGTATCAGAATCAATAAAAGGCGCTTCTTCTTTGCGTTGCTGAAAAACCTCTTGTGGCATCTCGCCAATGTCTTTGTACCCAGAGGTGTCCATCAGTCGGACTTCTACATCATAAGCCAGCAAAGCCTTCACAAGTTTCATGGCTTTTTTGTGAGCATCAGCATCCAGTCCCAACAGGACAGGTGTGTCGTTTTTTACAATCTTCCTAAAAAGTCTGCTGTCCTCTCGCAGGGTTGAGCCGAGCAGCGGGATGCTGTTCTCGCCAGCAACGATCGCATCAAAGACGCCCTCAACCAGAGTGACCTCTCGTTCCCAGTCAATCAGCAGTTCGTTGAAGATGATGTCTTTGTTGCCGGGTCCGTTGAGATAAGGAGGCCAAACGTTGGGGTCATATGTGCGGGACGTGAAAAAGTTACAATAGCCGTCTTCGTCAAATGATGGGAGAATAATTCTATTTTTGTATTCCCCAGAAGCGCAGTAGCCAATCTTCCAATAAAGGACGTCTTTCTGTTCAACGGCACGTTTGCGTAAATAGTTTAGGGGCACTCTTGCCGAGGCAGGGTGAGAACGACCAGTAAGTGTTTGAAACTCATTTGGAAGGTCGATTCGCTGTTTTATATCCTCTTCCTTGGCAAACAGGTTGTCTAGGTCGCCTAGCTCAATATCGGCGTCAAAATCCTTCCATCTATGGATTTGACTTACATCGCCCCAACGCCTGACAAGGCGTCGTAAATTTTTAGTACGCCAGTCGCATGTCCAGCACTTGGCTACATTCTTGTCAAAGTTAACTGATAGTTTCTTTTTGTGATGCCCGCAACATCGTGAATGATAAAGAAACTCCTTGCCTTGGCGGTGAGGTCTGCCAAGGATCTCATCAAGGATTTTCTTTTTCTTTACTGAGTTGGGATCGTTGAACAATCAGAGTCCTAATTCTTTTAGTTGTCTAATCGTATTATCCACGTCATCTGGATTATGTTTAATAGCAATGCCACCACCCTCACGGAACTCGTTGATATACTTATCACGGTCGTCAATCAGAAGTCCTTGTTTTCCGTTCCAAACTCCGTAGGGTTTCTTGCTGTCAGCCAAGTTGACTTTTTCAACTGGGACACCCAGTTCACGTTCAACCCACATCCGCTTGCCGATCTTTGAACCCTCTGCCATCGGGGCAGACAGAATCTCCAACCCTGGGATGTCTTTGATGTAATCCCAAAGTTCTTTACCGCCACGCTCCCAGCCGAGGTTAGCCCACAACTCAACGTTGTCCTCAACCATCCGGTACATCATATCTCTCGTCCGGTAGTTTCTTTTTAGACTACCTTCCATATCGGAGCGAGCAATATGCCACTTGTTGATTACCACGTCCCAGCCGCCAAGCTCTTTGGCTGCCGAGCGGGCAAGTTTGTAATCAGGATGGTCAGGTTGATCTTTTAGTTCCTGAAAGCGTTTGTTCATATATTCTAGAACGCCGCCTTCAAAGTTGACAAGCACGCCGTCCATATCGCTAAAGACTTGGTACTTCATAGGAGCACCTCCCTTCAACACTATAATACCATTTGATGTCAATAAGTCAAGAAGTTTATTTCTTCTTTTTTTTAGAAATTTTAGTATCGGCGCACATTTCTTTAGCTTGTTTTTTAGTCAAACTAGGTTTGCCTTTAAAGTTCTTACGTGATTTCCCAGCCTGAGCACATGCCCATCGACGCTGGCGTTTACTGTATACCTCTACCAAAGATTCTCGAACCGCATTACGAATCTGGGTCATAGTTATACGCATAAAATAAATAGTTTGTTAATCAACTAAAACTATCTTTTCCGTTAGGAACCCTTTGTTGTCTTTGTTTCTCAAAAGATATTCGCCAGCACGGGCAATCACTATGGCGTCTGCTCTATCGTCAGTTCCCTTTTTGTAGTTTCTTCCACCACGAGCCATTTCGTACTTGAAAGCTGTCTTTTCTTTTTCAATCACAGCTTCAATGACCATCTTCTTTCTTTTTGGTCCCTTTGTTCCACGTGGAAATGATAACCCATACAAAGACCGAGCACTATTCACGTTGAGATACGTTGGTTCTAGTCCAAACGTATCATAGCACATCCACGAAACAATGCCGTTGAACTTGGCTAGTTTCATAATTGTGTCGGCTCTGGATCTCCCAGGGATAAACTTCTTGAGCGCAGTCTCAATGTAAACATGTTCTACGCCGTGGTCTCTTAGTTGCCAAAGTTCTGAACCAATCAGTTCTGCTTTTTGAAATAGTGTGTCTGCTTTTGAGATGTCCCAGTGTTCGCTGAGTATTAGTTCACGGTCATCTATAAGAGCAACACCAACTATTGCGGTGGAAATATCTAATCCTAAAATCATACCTTAGTTTACTACAGGTCGAGCTTTAGTTTAAATGTATACTCGTCTAGTTCTTTCTTCATAACAGGGTTCGCCAATTTTGCAACCCCAATCAGATTTTTATCGTCATCAAATATACCAATCTCTGTTATGAATGTCTGCTTGGCAAACTCATCTTCAAAATTACAGTATTGACTTTGAATAGTATTTTTGATAGAAAGTTGTCTAGGTTCTGTATATCCCTGACTCCCTGTTATTGTTTGTTCACGCCAAGTACCGTTCGAAGAACTCAACCATGTTGGATTCAAAGAGTTATTTAGTTCTCCTGGCTGGGCTGTGGCAAACATTGTCATGGTTGGTATTCTTTGGGTGCCCCTAAAAGTTATTGTACCATGACTAGCTGAAGCATAAGTGCTTGCGCTGCCAGTTGGTCGATAGGCACCAAAATACGTCCACCTAGCTTTGACAGGAGTGCCAGTACCCTCATAATTGTCGAGATTATCAGAAATGGTCACAGAAGAAGTCAAAAGTATAAACCCTTCATTATATAAAACAACACCAACAGTTGAACCGCTAGTTGCTCCCATGGTGGAGATAAGCTCTCCGTTTTGCTTCAGATCTTTACACTCATCCATTAGGGATCCTGTGTAATAAAACTTTAAACTGACTGAGCCTTTTTCAATTCCTGAATCGTACAATATTGAAGGTATCTCAAACATATTGACGGCAGAGGTATCATATACTCCATCATAGGCATAGCTGTCGCTCAAGTACCTGTAGTAATTCATGGTGTTTTTTAATGACATTAGTTTCTTACGATTTGTAAAGTAAGTTGTTTTATCTACCTCTGTTCCGGCAGGAAAAGGGTTTGTCGTTGCACCAAAATACTGACGATATATCGAAGCGGTCAAAGGATAAGATCCTGTTATTATTGTGCCATAATCAAGCTCGCTATAAGCTTCTTCTGTTACATTAGGGAATGATAGCCAAAAGCCATCTTTTGTAATAAAAGGATAGATTAGTTCTTGGGTTGTACCATCCCTATCAACATTAATCTCATAAAGACTTAGTGAACCTGTTGGAATATTCCTACCCATGTGCCTATCATTGTTGAAATAGGCTGACCCGCTATACATAAGGAATTCGTATTCAGGATGAGCCACCATCCTGTTGATAAAAATATCGTCTGGTCCGAACTTGTGGAGGTAAGACATGAAACCTCCCGTTAGTAATCTAGTCTAACCCTAAGAGTATACTCGTCTGCTGGTGTCTTCTTTAGCGGTTCGCTTAATTTTCCGACAGCCAACAACTCGTTGTTTGCTCCGTAGAGACCTACAGTCGTGATATATGAAATTGGATCGTCTGTGCTTACATCCTTGACTCTAATCTGACTGGAAGATAAGTATGTTGGATTACTACTATAATTGAATTCATTAGACCCAGCACGGCAGAAGTAAATTGTAGAGTTTAGTTCTGTAGTGTTGTTGAAGTCAATATCAAATACTCGGTGACGAATAGCATCTGCACTAGCACTTATTGCGCCAGAGACCATCAGTTGAATTGCTGTTTTTCCTGCACTGTTTAGCTGAGTATCTGCTCCCTCGGCTGTAATGGCTGAAGTGAATACAGAGGCTGTAACAACAGCAATGCCGGCCTGATAGAATACCAAACCAAGTGGTGGAGAACTACTATCTGGAGTACCTGTACTTCCTCTCAAAATATTATACTCTCCTACTGGGGAGTTTGTTAGTGCAGAAGTTCCCGCAACATCCTGAAGTGTTAGCTTCTTTGTTGTTGTTTGCGGGCTGGCATATGCGTCATCAACGTTTAGTTTCAAGGTAAAGCCACCGCCGGCAACTTTTTGAATTTCATCTTTGGTCAATAATCTTGCAAAGTTGATGAAATAAACCTGTCCCATTTTGGTGCCAGGGGTAGGACTAAATGCGCCAGCGGCATCAAATTTATTGATATTCCCATTTGCATCGTATCCACAAAGCATTTGAGCCATTTCGTTATAGATGTCTTGCTTTTGGTTTTGTTGAGTAACACCGTCAAGACTTGCGGCTGCCATCCCCGAAGCATCCATACCCAAAGTCAAATCCATAACATGGTTAGCAGAGGAACTCAAGTAAGGATAATCATAAACAGATTGGAACATTCCATGGGAATAGTTCTTAATGTTGTTATCGCTATATGTCCCTGATAGGATTGCACCAGTTAGAGGAATAGCTTCATGAAGCTTTGTCAAATTCTGTTGTACGTCTGAACTTAGTAATGTTTTAAAGCTGGTTGCCATTTGTTATTCCTTCTATTCTTTCTTGAACAATTTTAGAGAAATATCAGTTCTATAACCAGTTGTGAATCCGGTTACTCTAAGAACTGTATCAATTGTGCTAAATGTACCTGCGCCAGCACCTGATACTGATTCTCCTGTTTTCCCTAATTGTGTGAATAGGGTTGTGCTTACCTGAACATCTCTGGAGGCTCTGAGATTGAACATGAGACGTGGACCCAGGCGTCCAGTCGCTGAGGTTGGTCCGATTACCTTCCCTGCACTTGTTCTGTTGACACCTTCACCCTGAATTTGTGGCATCATGAAATATGATGGATTTGAGTTCATTGAGAAATAATAACTCGCCACACTGTCATCGTCAATGAAAGTTGGCGTAGCAAGTGAACCATCAACAGGAGTAGCTATCTGAAGAAGTCTATTATCAACTTCAATAATGTATTGAGTCTCCATAAGAGCCCTGTCTGTGTCGGACAAAAGATCCAAAGACAAGTCTGAACTGTCCAACCCTTGATCAAATGTGATTCGTGATATAGTGGAGTCAGCATTTGCATCATCGGCTGCACGGAACCCATCAACTGTAAAGGGATTTGGATTAATAGCTCGAACTTGCTCAGATGTTGTCGAATCGCAAGAAACAAAATACCCACTATTACCAGAATTGACGGGAGCGCCGAAGTCGCTCAAGTTGTTTAATTTAATTACAGGCAAATATAACAAGGAATTGTCAGCATATGTCAATAGTTTATTTTTCAATACGCTTGTATTGTTTGTAAAAGCTTCAAATATTGGAAGTTGCAAAATTCTCAAATCTTCTTGACCTGATGTTGCTCCTGTGTTATAAAGCGAGTAATCAACTTCATCGTCGCCAAGGGCGAACTTAGCTATCCTGAAGCTTCCATCACCGGCTGCTAGTCTTTTTCTTCCCGCATCCGTTAGGACAGCATCTAATATAATGTCGCCGCTATTGTCTAAAAATGCCATAACTTTTCCTCATTACACTGCTCGTGCAGTTCTTATTAAGTAGTATCGATTTATCAAAATTAGTTTTCTTATTCACATCCAAGTGTATTTTCATCTTCCGGTGTAATCGTTTTTTCACTAAACGAAATCTTAATATCAAATTTTCTACCCGTATCACGTGAAGTAAGACGGAAAACAAAACTATTGCCAACCGCTGTGTTTCCTAGTTGTGACGCTAGGTTTTTTATACCCACCAAAACGTTCTCTTCGTTTCGTTCGTTGAATGGGAATGTTTGTATTCCAGATGCCGCAATTTGCATAAATCTGGAAAACTTACGTGAAGGGACCTTGTTTGAGACAGGTTTATAATTCAAGAGTTCTATCTCAGGGACAAACAGTCCTTTCTCATAAACCAATCTTACACGATAAATTGGAGATGGTAAAGATGGGTTACCATGAAAATCCTCGACATAACAACTGTAGTAATAATATTTGTTAGTCTCTAAAGTATCTAAAATATCATAGGATACTACTGTTTCCTCGCCAGCATCGGGATCTGTTGATAAAATACGAACAGCACCAGTTTCACTTACAAAGAAACTAGCATATAGATCATTATATTCAGCAACAGTGAAGTCTAATTCTTCAGACCTCAAAAGATAAACTTTCTGTATCTCATCTGTCCCTTCGTTTCGGAATTCCAAAAAGTCTCTGGGTAAATCAAAGTTTTCAAACTGTACTTGATAATTGTACAGATCTTCAAACTTGCTTGCTAGTCCTGGGACATTTATTAGCGGGAGGGCATGATCTCCTGTGTAATCTCCTGTATTTGGGTGAACTACGAGTTTAACTTCTCTAAAGTTGTCCAACAATGGCAACACTTGAAGATCAGGAGCAGCAGGTGGTCGATCCATAACCTTGACATCTGGATATGACATAGTATCTATCATACTACGGAACCCTTCATCCAAATAAAAGTTTCCATATATTGGTATTTCTATAATTTCTGCGTGAGGAGTTTCGATAGTCTCCATATCGTATAAAACCATAGATGGCTCAAGCGTATCTGGGATCGGGTCTATGGCAAGCGCTGATGGTTCTGTTACATCTAGGACTATCATTTGATAATCTGTGCTTGTAGCTAAACGAAATTCACTGAGTTCATATCTGTAAAACTTGTCATATTTTACTTGAGTGTCAACATAATTTACTTGTTCCACTTCTCCAGAATTTGCAAATATAATTTCTTGGACCAAACGGTCAGTTTCAACGTCAAACTTAGAAAGCCTATATCCAAGCGCTTCAGAAGGATTGTTAACTTCAAGATGTGTCATATAATCAACATATGACAAAGCATTTTCATGAATTGTAGACTCTGCACTTGTGAAGGCATTTTGCACATCGGCAATCTGTTGTGGAGACAACATTACACCTGTTATTGGCTCTAATCCCCTCTCTGTGATTGTTAAAGATACAACTGCTGATTTGAGTGCTGCTTCAACTGCCTCAAATAAACTAACAACTTGCAGATCCTTATCTCCTAGTGGTGCTAAGGATCTTCCATCATCCATCAGTTGATAGTCAGATTGAACATAAAAAGTTGAGTTAGATCCTTGGGCACGTGATAAATAATCCAAGAATACTGAACTTGTGTTACTGTCATTTATTATTTTTGCAATTGGACCTTGTTTATCGCAGGAAAAAGAGGTTTCAATGTACATTGGGAAATGCCTCTTTTTATCATTTAGATCCTGAACTATATTCATATCGGTTGCAGGGAACAGTGTTCTGGAAACTACTCCATCTATCTCTATTTCTTGCTCCTCTGTTAGATCACATTCCAGAGCTTTTGAAAACGCATCCAGATAATCGGAAAAACTTCTATCATCCAAATCTTGTATTTGAGTTATGTTTCCGGCTTGTGTGACCGATGTTGCATATTTTTCTTGCAAAATATTTGACAAGGACGGATCTCCCTGCCAAGCGTTGTCAACTCTACGACCTTGTTCGTCTATATTTGCAGAAGTGTAAAGATCGTAAAGATACATATTTGGTTGGACAGTTTCTCTGACATCTGTACCGCTGAGGGCTAGTTCATATTTTTTATCGAACAGGTTATATTCTGGGTTTGTTCGAGATATTCCAAGTTCTGATCGCAATGCCGGGTTTGAGCCGAAGTAGGAATGAGTTTCCGCTCTGGTAACATATGGAGTGTCTTCGACTATCTGTGTTACTCTGTATGTTGTTTTTTTGTCTTGTGGCATCCATCTAAAAATATTTATTATCTCTTGCCTGCCAAGAAGGTCAAACACTGCGGTATATAGAGCAATCCTATTTTGCTTGTTCGTTGATTCATCGCCAGGATATAAATTTGAAATGATAAGTTGATATACTTCACCGAACGTATCGAAAGAAAATAGAGCCCCCAGTCCAATTCGAGTGCCCCTCTCAAGCATTGTTGATAATATTGGGTAATACGCTATCTCTTGAGTGGACATTGTTATCATAGTCCGAAGGAATGCCTGACCCTCCGTTGTCAAATTGTCTTCGTCGTCATAAAAAACATTAAGATCGAGGCGGATCTTGACAGATTCAGCTTGTTGTTCAAGCAACTGGTTTATAGTACTCATCCTCATATCTTCTAAAATTTGAGGGAGGCGGAGTTTATCTCTGTTTTCGGCATGTTCTATATAATCATTGTTACTTATTTGATCTCGGTTTGGGTTCTCAGTCTTTAGTGCGAATACCCAATCATCCATCTGTTGCTGGGTTGGTGTTTTTGGTCTATCGGCATCCTTTTCAATATATCCACCAAGCGACCATATAATCCTAGACCCTTGTTCGGTCTCAGATAACATAAGAGATGGATCCTCTTTTGATGGTTTTTTATAACCACCAGCCATATAAAAGCGCCGAAAAGGGTCGTACTTAGAGGAAGTCTCTGGTATTGATAATCTTATTTTTCTTTTGAAAGGCATTTTATAGAGGTCCCCTGTACCCTGGTCCGACAAGGGACATGAAGGACTCTTGTTCAGCAGGTTCTTGCTCTTCTGGAGTCTCGCCCATTCCTAGCAGGAAATATCTATTGTATATTGGAAGTTCTAACATTTCTTTTCTCTCGAAAAACTCTCTAACCATATCTAGGATCGGAGGCTTATATTCACTAAGGATTCTGACATAGTCTTCTGGAGTCATCAATCTTACTCTACATAATAAATTCTTTTGTGCCTTTGATGCGTCAGCAAGCCTTGCTTGAGTCAGTCTTCGCCAGCTAGGTAGTTTTGCCTTGTCAAAAACAACTTCGTCTGCTTGGTCTAATTGAAGAATATCCTTATAGAAGTCTTCGTTCTTCTCTAGATCACCAAAACTATCCAAATATTCAACTGTGGCTATTTGTTTATAATTCATCCAAAAAGTCAAAAACTTGGCATATGTTTTCATAGGATCATAAGTTAGTGCGTAAGGAGGCTCTAAATCTGAGCTTTCTGAGAAGCTTATGAGTCTTTCTTCTTCTCCCGAATCTTTATCCTCCAACACTGGGCGACAAGCGTCGAAAGTAGTGACGTCATTCCCAAAAACAAGCCTTTGATTTGTAACAGCAACAATTATAGCACTTTTGACTTGGTTTGGCAACCCAGAAACGAAAGTGTCTTGCAACACAGGTCTAAGGCTCTCTTGAGTTATAATTGTTGTGTTTGAGAATTTTTTCAATGAATTGAATGCTTTATCTTCATAATCAACATCAAATTTCAACTCTGGGTCAACAGTTAGTTCTCCTAAAATCGCAAAAGGTAATTTTATTGGTCTTTTTACCTGTCTCAATTTATCAAAGTTTTTATCAATAAGTCCCTTTGAATTTTGCGGTGCATTTTGTGATATCGTACTGTCCACACTATCAAGAAAGGTAATAACATTTGGGTCTAGGTTATTTTCGCCACCAATAAGAGTAGGTATAGCCAGTGGTCCATTGCGGAAAATATAAGTTGAACGACGAAAAAAGTTATCACCAACAGTTGGCAAAACATCACCAGTCATAATTTTTGGTGGATTATATTGTGTCTGTATATCTGTTGTAATTTCCACACGGTGTTGTTCCTCTAGTGCCGTGATAATTGAATCATATAAAATGTTGTTTTGTGACTGGGCTAGTGATCTGTCTTCCACTTCTGGGTTTGTTTTTCTGTTTTTCGCAAAATACTTGAGATTGCATATATCAGCAAACAATTGCCCATAACGATTTAGATCATACCTCACTACTGGTGATCTGTTGCCTCCAGCTTGGGTTTGAACAATTTCGTTTCTTCCTGGGGTTCTTATCACAAGAGACGTAAAATATGTGTGGGACGGGTCTATAAAACTAGCAACAGGTTCTGGTCCCGACCCAGCATCATCAGATTGGAAATATTTCTCAAACTCTAAATTAATTCTTGTCACATAATCTGCTAGTGATATTCTTGCAAGACCCTCCATGTCGGGCTCTGCATCAAATATAAAGTCGGACCCAAAACCAAAGTCTTCTCCTTTGGGCATATCAGCGTCAAAATAATATTCACCTCTTACTAGTGGCATTTTTCTTTGACAAAAGCCTCGCCTTTCTAGATTAGACTGAATATCAACTCCTAATCCTCGTCCCATGGGGTCATTCGGGAAGATCTCTGTTAGTTTCCGGAAAATCAATTGAATTCCAACATCCATAAGTTTTTCTAAGTCTTTTATTGTCAAAGGATCAATTAGTCCTCCATTGCGGCGGAATTCATCTCTAAAGAATTGATAAACATTAATTGAACCACCCTCAAATTCAAACGGTATAAGGTCGTCTAATATTTGTTGATACTCTCCTGCTGCTTTTAACAAAACGTTCTCAAACAGTTGGATTTGTCCGTCGAATGTTCCAGAAATATTCTTAAGAGAAACATTCAAAGTTCGAGTCACGGGGTCATACAAATCTCTACCATCTTTTACTATTCCGCCTCGATATCCTTGACTAGTTGGGACAGAGTTTACAATAGTATCAAATATCTCTCTTACAATTGTTTTTTGTTCTGTCAAGAACTTTATCATATTTCTCATGAAGATTGGTGCGGCATCATATACAATATATTCTGTACCATAAACCAAATCATTGTTGACTACTTCATACTTTCCTGGCAAATATTTTGTTGGGTCAGTGAGTGAGTCCCTACCCTCATAAAAAATTGTTTTATTTTCAACACTTCTTGTATTATCAGGATTGAGGTATATGTTCCTTGAAGGCGTTGCCTCGCCAATAATCTTTTCTTTGAATGTAGAGTTTGGTCCTTTTTCTTTTCTACCTCCAGATGTGCCAATTTCATTTATAGGAATGTCTGTATCTTTATCAACAAATCTCCTCTTGACATTCATCATCAAGACTCTGGACGGTTCTGAGTTTTCATTGTTCATCAGCCCCTGTTTGTTTATTAACTGATTGGAGATATTTGGACTGCGGTATAGGAACGGGAAATAGCTGTTTGCGATTAGGCACGACTCAATGTCAAATGCAAACATAAATCGATTATTTTCTTCGCTATCTTTAGTCATCCAAAGGTCTGAGAAAAAGTTATCCTTCTTGACTATCTTTTTTATTTCTGGCTTGTCGTCTAGAATTGTTCTTGCTAGAGTTCCATACACTTGGTCAAACATATTGCTAATTTTTTGTACGTTAGCCTGCTGTGGATTGAGATCAATTCTCTGAAAAAATTCAGCATCTGGTGACTCAACAACTACTGTGTCGATGTATTGACCATCTGGTTGTTGTAGTCCAATGCCTCTGTACGGGTTTGCTGCCGTTATTCTTGGCCAAGCTGTTCTTTCGCCGATCACATTTGCTGTTCGACTTAGTGTCATTCCAGTAACTAAGGAAATTTGAGGTAGTGTGAAATCTTGACCACCAACGCCAAAGTCAGACTCATATATAAACATATAAAAAGTAAGCTGGTCAAGATCTCCTTCTGTTAGTCCTGACATATCAAAAACTACAGGGTCCATGTGAACTCTTTCTGTGTTTTGAGTACTTGCTTGAGATACCAAGTCAATAAACACCTCGCTCCAGTCTCTATTTTCGTCAGCAAGTTGAGCCTCTGGTCTTTGAGCCATGACGGCTACATTTGTATCAACTATTGATCTGCGAAGTATGTTGCCGTCTTCGTCTCTTGGCAAAGCGCTAGTAAGGGCAGCATCATAAACAACAGTTCCCTCTAAAGTACCTTGATCAGAAAACAAGTTCCGGAACATTTCAGGAATAGCTGTTTTGTTTGTTGAATAAGGCGAAAAAGGCTGGGTTTCGCTGAGGACTGAATCCCCAGCACCAAGATCATTTCTTAGAAAACTTACATACTCACTAGCCGGGGTATTTGCTCGAAACATCATATCTTGATCTTCAAATATGAGGTATTCATTGAATCTTTGGGTTGTGAAGTCAATTAGTTGTGATGATTTTTTTGTATAAGATGCTACAATTCGAATTCTCAAACCTTCTAATTCTTGATTCATTTCTGAAACTTTTGACACCGCTTGGATAAATGAAGAATTTACAACCGCCATTCGTTTGAATGCAGAGGGGTCCTCTTGCTTGCGACTTACCTCAAGCGTGATTGATCCAAAATCTAAACTCTTTATTGATCTAAGTAGCATTTCTTATCCTATACAATTGGGAAGTGTTCTCTATTTGATTGGACAACTTTACAAATGTTTCCTGGGTTTCTGGTAATGTTTCTCTTATAGATTGATGAATTCGTTGGCATATCTATCCCTGCGACCTCTCTGTCTAATAAAACTTGAAAGTAATATTCAACATAAGTGTTATCCAACACAGGAAAGCCAGTCAAAATATCTTCATTAGTACCCTCAATAGTCCTTGATAAATATAAGGGAGAAGTCTGGTTTGTTAAGTTTTGTGAGTTTATTGAGTTTGGGTTGATAAAACTAAGGGCTGTCATCTCTCCTCCTCCTTTAGGATCGAGACGAAAAACCTCAAGGTCAAAGTTTCCATTTACACTAAAGAATGTGTTTAACTCTAAAACATCTAAGGTTAGGTTCTGATTTTCCAACAGGGTATAAAATGAAGCGGATCCGCTTGTTGCAAGTTCGTATGTAATATCAAGGATTGAATCAACAACTGGCAGTGTATTATTTGCCTTGTACTCTACCCCTTCTTCGAAATCTGAATCGCTTGTTTCTGTAACATTAATATCCCAAGAGGGAGCAAAATCAGAAAAAGTACTATTCTTTCCTAGAAATCTATTATAAGTGGCACAGTATTCTTTTTGTTGATCAAAATAGTTTTTATAATTTGCACTAGACAGTGATACAAGTGACCCTTCAGTTGTGTGAAATTTTGTTATTGGTCTCGAACGGGGCGTACTGTCCTTAATTCGATCTACTATGGTATTTTGTGTTTCTGTTATTCCACCAAAAGCACCATCATATAGAATATTTGTGTCATAAAATGCATAATGAGATGGGGCAAACTTACCCTCTGATAGGAGTTGTCTCCCATATGGAGTCAGTTCAATTTGGATTACTTCCTGCTTTTGATCAAAAAACTTAACCATATCTTAAATATCACCTATGCCGATTTTATGTGAAGTTCCTTCTAGTGTCTAAGCCTGGTAAACCATCAGCACCGAGGGCACCTGTTCGCCTTTGCTCGACTGCTTCTTCAAGCTGGTCTGCAATAAATCGACCTTCTGCTTCATACTCTTGAACTTCTTTATTCAACTCGGGTCGGAAGCCAATCTTAGTATTTATTTTTCCAAGTTCAATCAAAGAACAGAAATCGTAAGGCCAGTTGAAAGTTGGGTCAAGCAACTTGTGCTTATAAATATAAATACTCTTCGAGAACTTATCTCGATCACTAAGCAGTCTGTCTGCGATCTCTTGCCCAAGTCCTTCATTCAATAAAGTTTGTCGTATGCTATCAAACGTAAAGGCATTATCACCCTCAACTTCCTCTACTACCATTTGAGAGTAGTCTGAAATGCCCCTTTCTTTTACTTTGAAGACAAGCCACTTGATATCTGGAAAAAGTCCAAGGGTGTCTGGATGATCGGCAATATCAAGAAGATCATATCTTGGGTGACCATCTCTATTGACACCAAGGTTCAATTGTTCCCTGAGAACTTCTGGGAATCTTGTTGTTTCCTCTTCTACCCTGTCACCAGGCATATAATGATCAACCGCCGATAGGCTTGTTTTGAAATTGGTAGAAAGATCTGGCATAATTCCTTGCCAGATATCAGCCAGGTCTTGGCGGGTCAGATTTACTTTGTGTTCCATCAAGTATACCACAGGAGTAGCAGCCATAGACTCTCCACTAAGGATTGAATCGTAATCATCTCCACCAAATGGATTTATGACATCAGGAATGTTTGGATATCCACTTGGAACCATGCCTAATAGTTTAGAAGCCAAAGAGGGAGGTAATGAGAATTTAGTAAATTGTTTTCTAAACTGTTTTATCTTTGGTCCCAATTTATCTGCTGGTGCTTGGAGTGTGATAAGCCTTGGCTTTTGCTCTTTGTCGAGATAGAATGGTAAAGCAAGTATTGCTTCGGACATTGACTTTTCATCGTCTTCTGCAAGTTCGCCGAGGCGCTTAGCCTTTGAGAAGTCAAAACCTGAGCGTATAATTTCTTCAGGATCAAAACCACACAAGTCTGCTAATGATTTGACGCTCTTATCAGCATCTGAAACAAACTTTGGAACCTTACTCACATAGGTATATGTCCGGATTGAATCAGATGCAGGGGTTGTCCCAATAGCAACATAATCAAACTCCTCACTATCGCCAGTAGGAATATCCTTGATATAAAGGTAAGAACCCTCATTATTATTAGGCATGATGCCATACTGGTGCCACATTCCCTGTGCTGATGAAGTGTATTCACTAGGAGTCACAGAAGATGAAAAAGCATATTGGTCGGCAGGCTTAGACCTGTCTGGAAAGTCAAGGGTTGGACATTCCCACTTGGGCATAATCACCCACTTGTTAGGATCTGATGATTTATACGTTCCGCCACTATCGATTGGAAATTCGTTATTAATATTAATAGATGCATCAATATCCATTCTATTCTGCCAGGCTCGGTTCCAGCCATAATCAGGAGAAGTTGTTGTTGTGACAGTGTTACCGTCTCGATCAACAAATGACCCAGAGGTAAAATCATAATAACTTCCACTCTCATTTAAGAACTGTACATATACCTCGCCACGATCATTGTTGATAATTTCATCTAGTGTATATGCGTCCTTATCTCCAGACGGAACAAACGTAATTCTTACAAGAGATGGTCCGTAATAATGTGGAGGAGTAAATGGAGCAAACTCGCCACGGTGCTTAGGCCAGTTTGGAGATGTAGGAACTTGATTGGTATTTAAAGAATCCCAACCTTGAGAACCTGTAGCAGTTGGTATACCAAAAGCGTATGGATTGCTGTAGAAATTGAAGTTGTCTGTTTTGAGAAGTCCAATCTCCATCATATATGCAGCATCCTTATCAACTTCAACAGACCTTACAGGTACAGAAGTTTCACCTTCTGACGTTGCTGGTTTGCCAAACTGAGATACAAACTTTGTCAAGTGTCCATCTGATCCGAACTTGTTCGTCTTCTTACGCAAGAAGAACTTGGGAACGTTCGCCAAAAAGTTTGATACTGCTTTCTTATATAAAGAGTCGTCAAGAGATTTGGGATTGATTGACCCACTCGCATCAAGAACCAACAACTGATTGATATCAGATAATACTGTTGGATTTTGAAAACCTTGTTGAAGAGCATCAACAGGGTCCAAGATCGTCTCAAATGGCAACCTGTCTGCCCAGAAAAACTTATTGGCTTCAGTAGTACCCCAGTCTGAGTTGGGGCGACTTCTTCTTGAGTTCCCAGGAACTTGTCCCGTAGAAGTCACTGAGGCGTCTAATGCTCCGCTTAATGCACCTTGTAGTGGATCGGCGGCTGTAATTGCCACTGGCTCAAATTGTGTATCATTTCTTCCAGATCTTCTGATTGGGTAATCTACCGCTATACCAGACTTAATTGAATTATACATAATGCCTGGTGCATAAAATGGTCTCAGAATAGATCTCCACGCTTGGGTTTTTGCAGCATCGGCACCAGTTATAATTGCATTTGGCCCATAAGAGGAGCTAAACAGCGCTGCTATATCTAAAGTTCTATCAACTGGATAAAACCCGCTGTAAGGGAGAAGCTTGATAACAGCCTCTGAGTTCATCTCAAAGTGTCTTGGATATTTATTAAAGATAAAGTTTCTGTCTGCTTCGTCAGTTGGCATGAAATCTTCTAAGAATTCTATATCATCTGTTTCGCAATATCTGTCGTAAAACTGAGGAAATGCTCCATTATTGATTGTGTTGACTGCCCCTGTGATCTCTAAGGAGGCAGACACAAGTGCAAACAAAGAACCTTGCTGCTGAAATGTTGATACATGTTCACTGATACGATATTCTGGAACAATCGTGTGATCTTTTGCTGCGAGCCTTATGTCTTGGGCAAACACTTCATAACTATTATAAAATGGATAAACAGAAGTAGTCGTATTGCCCTTATTTGGACCATCAACCAAACGCCTGTTAAGTCCTGCTGTCCACGCTGGTCTTGTGTAGACAGAGCCGGGAGAACGGGGTTCAGGTCGGGATCCCATACTGGTATAACCTGCTGCCCCGTGGGCGAAATCCACTGCCACAATTCCGCCATCAGCTTCCGCAGATCCAGCTATGGGCTCACCATTCATCGCAATCCCTGCGTTATCCGCAGTCAAAGGAACTGTATTTCCTACCACAGTCCCAGCAGTTACGTTTATATTTCCAGCACCTTGAGACAAATTAATTGTCTGGCGTATAGCGGCGGCGACTTGTGCGGCTGTTGCTCCTGAAGTACCAATAGTGGTTAGATTGGAGCTTCCGTGTGCCAAAGAGGAATCAAAACTATAACTTACGGTACCGTGAGAGTCATCATCGATGAGTAAAGTTTTAGCGTTATATGTATATTCTGACCCGCCGGCATAAGGCAATTGAGTAGCTACAGTTCCAATTCCTGTGCCAGTTATTGCTGTACCATTTATTCCAGAACCGAGAGCGTCAGCGACAATATATACCTTGCCCGATGTAATCGCTGCGGGGTCAGGTGTTACCAAAAGATCACTATTTGACTGTGCAAGGAGTACCCCATTATGCAATGAGTTCGCCACATCAACAATACTAGTAACACCACCTATGTCAACCACATATTCGATAGGATTTAATCGTGTAACAGTGCCGTGAGGTTTCGCCGATGAGAAATAGAAAGTCACAGTGTTTCCTGAATTGTCAGGAATTATAATGGTCCGGCCACCGGTCAGAGATGATCCACCAGATGGATCAAGGGCAGCCGTTGAAAAAGAAGTTATGGTAATAATGGCATTCGCCGCAGCGAGAAGTTGCCCCTCATCATAACTAGCTGTAATAGCAGCACGAGCAGCAACGGCTGGTACTGCTGTGCTCGTCTCTATGGCAACCGGAATGTTATACACATATTGTGAAGAGTTTATGCTTGCCGTTTGGTAAGAAGCTGTTCCATTTGTATATGTTGTATTTGTAAGCCCATCATCTATTGTTCCATAATGTGTCATCATTAATTCGCCACATGGCATGGTTGCAGCATCAGCCAACAAAACAGGAACCGAAGCCGTCAGAACGGTGGCTAAAGACCCTGTAGAGTCTGCAAACATGAACGAGTCCATAGGCCAAATAGAAGCAGAACCAGCACCAGTTGCCATTTGATAAGAAGGATCTAAAGCATTGAAAGGTGTGTTTTCTTTTGCTTGAACAACATACCCTTGAGAAGTTGTGTGCGGTGCTAGCATCCTTGGGAGTTGTCTTACTAATGTTGTCTGGATCGTTGGGTTCAGGATGTCCGAGTAAGTTACAAGAGACGATGCATCGAAGCTTGTTACATTTGAATCATCAAGCCAGAAATCATTAACAAAAGATAATCTTGCACGAGATCCAGAAAGATATGTGTAAACTTCTTTTGGATATATTGTTTCGGAATATGAGAATACTTTTATTAAGTCAACACCACTAATTGAATTGGGAGCATCTGGAACAAATTGTTCTCTCATAATTTCATACGGTCTTTTTATTGTTCCGTAAGAAAACTTGGATCTTCCCTGTATCCTTCTGTTCAATTCACGATTAGCAAACCCCATGAGGTCATTGCCATAACTATATTTCAAACTTATTGTTGTTTTGTTATTCGAAGTTTTAGCAGGAGTGCCAAGAGGAGTTCTAATTTGGTGTACCAAAGGTTTATACCTTGAGGTTACAGGGGGTTCCCTCAGAGCTACAGAGAAATAATAATTGGATGCATTATTCTTTCTGTCCGTTACTTGGCGTACTTGAGTTGGTAAAGTTCCGTTTGAGCCATCGGCAAATGAAATCTCTGGGAGGTTTGTTCCTGCTTGAAGCGAAACTACCTCTTCTGGAAGAATTTCATATGTATTTTTGCGTGTATAATATTTTGCATATGGGTTTTCAGAATTTCTTATTTGCACCCACGGTACGAAGTCACGGTTATTTGCCCAAATAAACTGGTTAGCGTTATTTATGTTTGAAAATACAGAATCAGTAAACGACGCTATTTCAGTAGAAGATTGAGTTGTAAAAGAAATATTCTGAGGGTATTTTGAACGAAGCCCAATATATTCATCCCGAACAGCAGAGTTGTCTGCTCCTAATATGTAAGAAGTCCATTGAGATCTATCTGCCGCTGGAACAGGTCGGGTCACATATGCATTATCAAACGTGCTTCCTGTAATAATTGTGGTGACTGGAAACGTTTCACCTATCTGGGGTTGTTGGACTCTATTTCTCTGTATTTTGTGAATTGAAGGGACTGTAGTGCTTCCACTCTCGTAACCACCAAACTCAGAATGTTTTCTTAGGTCTTCACTATGGGGCAACCTGACTACAATATTTCTGAAAGGAAGTGCATTATTTGGAGAGAACTGGTCTGAGTTTACATCTCTAAACTGTTGCTTGGAATCCTGCTTTGAACCAGGGGCGGAGAACCTATCCGCAATAATTGTTTCATTTATTCTTCTTGATGATATTTGTCGTGGGGCTGGGTAATCTGCCGAGCCCGTGAGTGATGGAACGCCACCAATAAAGTCACTAAGTGTAGTCCCAGTCATTGAGTTGGTTGTAAATGTGTTGCCGGCAATACCACCAATACCCTGAGTAATTGTCACAGTATCGACACCATCAGAAGATGCTGAGTAACTGGCTCCCGTGGTGTTATTGATGGCTATGGCTATTGCTGCGGCCGCTGCAATCTTACCGGCAGCACCACCACCTACTCCAGAAAAACCAACTGTAGCTGTAGGAGCAGTGCCGCCGCCAGCCGCTGGCAAAACGCCACCATTGATTGTATATGTTGTACTAACACCCGTTGAATCAATGAGGATAAAGGTTTCACCGTTGATAATAGCTCCAGAATCTGAAATTACGATAGTAGCTGTAGCTGGAGCGGCGGCTCTTCTGTTAGGGGGAGTCAAGAAAGCAGTTGGGGCGGTATGGTTATAATTTTCATTTGTGAAAACAAAATCCATATTTGTTTGGGATCTATCATTACCCTGCACAACTTCATAATATTTTGAATAGTTTCCAACTTTTCTAACACCGTCAGCAACAACGTTACCAGAAATTACAGTTTTGATATTATTAATGTTTACCGGCGATTTAGAAGACAAACCTCTTAGGTATTGACCTTTAGGCTTGTTTTCTGTTGTCAGCGTGGTTATAGAACCAGTGCCACTAGCAATCTCTAAATTGTATTCTTCGGCACGATCTGCCGTTCTAAATGGCGCATTGTGCCTTGCTTGGATACCACCAACCCATCGCTCGGTGAATGGTCCCTGCATTGGGACACTATGTCGGAATGGATGTACAGAATCTTCATGAAGGTTTGTTAGGCTAATGCCTGTCAATCCACCTGTGACCAGGGATGCATTGTACCCCGTAGTGATACTTGAACTTAACGCTGTAAATGGAGTTACAAGATTACCCTTATATTCAACTCCATCTTTTGTTGCTCGGAAAGCAATTTTCTTTTTCTGATTTGGTTCCAACTCATCTGTACAGTCTTCTAATGCCTCAAACCTATCAAAGGTCAAGTCTCTTAGTCTACGTTTTTTACTAAGGTCTTGATTTGTGCCACCATAATAAGGAGGAATAAAATTGGCTGATAAACAAACAACTGAATTTAAGTTATGTTCTTTGTTTGCTGCATCGTTTTTGCCGACTTCCCGTGAAATAGCATTGAGTATAGCGTTTCGTGTCAGTAATACACCGCCTGTTGCTACTAGGGGTGAAATATCTCGTTCGGCTCTAGTTCTCCACCATGTACAGTTTTCATTTTCTTTATCAGATATGGGATGATGATTTTTGCCCCAACCTACTGCATCTAAACATACGGTGCCTCTAGTCGCACCTAAAATGCCACCAGGGTCATCAGGGTGGCGACTCTTTAGAATAGAAATCTTATGTCGAATCTTTGGACGCTCAAGAACATGATTCTCAACAACTTTTCTTACATCGCTAGCATGACGGGCAGACTCTGGGAAGAACTCCTCAATGACTTGATTCATTGAAGCATCTAGCCATTTGTAGTAATCAATGTACTTCTCAAGATCAGGAATGTCATTTTTTACTTTTCTGAAGAAGATCTCTCTGATCTTTTCCATGCGCTTATAATTCAAACGATATTTATTTACGGGCTCGCCGATAAGATTATTAAACTCATCAATACTAGAGAACAACTCCAACATTCTGTTAGAGATGCTTCTGTACATACTTCTTTCTACTGCGAAATAGAAAGTCTCAGGACGTGTATAGATCCCAAAGGTATTTTCATTAACATTTAGAGCCTTTACCATCTCCTCGCCACCAACATACTCTGGTATCTGGAGTTTGTCGGTGTAAATATATTCTTTTCTTACAGGAGTGAAGCTAGCCTTGAAGAAGTCGCCACGACCTGTGTGCTGGCGAAGATTTATTTTACTAAAGGTTGATCCTTGATATTCGGCAGGATAATCACCAGCAGCAGATCCAGAAGAGAAATCTGCCACTGTAAATCGACCAGATGAATCACTACCAGTTACATTTCCAAAATCCCAATTTAGTGCAAGTGTTTGAATTTTTGGTATATAAACATTTGGATTTGTTGCCTGGAAAGAATAAACATTATTATAAGGACTCTGACGACCAAAAGAGTCCGCTTCACGAGCTTGTAAATCAAGCGTTCCTGTTGGCAGGTAATCTGTCCAGAATCTTATACTTGATGCACGGATGTCTGTGTTTTCAATAACACTTCCAGTGAAGTTGGTTCTGTGAGCACCGACATATACTCTTTTATTTGATTTTATTATTTCCGAACCAACTGCATAAGCAACACTAGCGCTAGCTAAAAAGCTATTTCTTTTGATTCCGGTGTCGTAATTTACACCATAAAGTTCAAGCGTGTATCCATCAGTTGCCACACTTGCGCCAACAATGCCATCTGTGAAAGGATATTTCTTAGGACGCAGTGATAAAGTTAGATTCCACTTCTGGTTATCATATACATCATTGAAAATTGAACTTGTAAGAAGAGTTGCACCTGATCGGTCCTTGACCATAAAGTAACCATCTCGCACACGATAGTCTGGCTGATAAATTTTGGCATATTCTCCTGGGGACCTGACAAGATATACTTGTAAGCCATGATCTTGCGCTGGAGTTTCCCAAGTTAAGTCCGTAGAAGTTTGATCTGTATCAAGTGGAGTATGAAAGCCCATAATCGAAGCTGTCAAAACTCGGGGCACGTTATAAGGAAGAAGATCTTGATTGTCTTTATCTGGGAATACTACTTCGCCCTGTAAAGCGAAAGCATACTCTTGAATTGTTGATGAACCAGTAATGAATCCCTTAGAGTTGGAGTTCCCTGATTCATAATACTGGTAAACAGTCGCTTCATCATCAGACTGATCAAGGAGCCCTGTAAAATCTGCAAACTTCTTTGTACTTGTTGTAGAAAGATAATTACTCTTAATCTCAAAATCAGAGTTGTCAGGATAAGTGTTGAGGGCTATAATCTCTTCGCTAACCCCTAAGCACCTGATGAAGTTTCTAATGGATTTTTCGGTTCCCTTAGATTTTAGAATAAATGCAAGGTTATTGTAAATGTTCTTATAGATAGAGTTTTTGATTTCAACCAATCTATCATCAAAATTTATTTGTTCGTCTCTTTGCAAAAACTGCTGTAAAGTGCCAGCATTTTCAAAGAACTCTGGCATTTCAAGTCCCATTGACTCGACAAGTCTATCGTTATATGGATATTCATTGATTGATTCATCCAAGCTGCCGCTAATGTATTTTATATGCCTTAGTTCTTTTAGAGCAGTCAGTTGATTATAAAGGGTATCAAAATAGCTTGCAATAACTTGTGTAATGTTCACAAGTTCATTTGAGTTATTTTCCTCTGTCTCAACGATCCAATTTGGAAAGTGATTCAACAAGCGGGCATTATTATTATAATCGTAATTGCTTCCCGAAAGAATGTATCTTGCTTTCAGGGCTGTATATAAAGGATTATCAGTTCTGACAATAGGGTCGCCAATTTCGACAACTGATTCCAATTGTTGTAAATTTATAGCCGATCCTGTATTTCTGCTTCTAGTTGCGTCATAACCTACGAATAATCCATTCGAAAGCCTACCAGAATAATCTAAACATACTTGGTCAACGCTGGCTGTTTGAGTTATACCTTCATTAAATTTGAGGTACACACCCAGCGAAACATTGGCATCGTATTTGTCGGTGCCGCCGCCTACGTTATCAAACCAGTATCTTCCAATTTGTTCGTCATTTCTGTTTGTTTTCCAAAATCTAAATTCATCAACAGAAGCTGACAATTTACCGTACCCTTGAGCCGCACCGGGGAGTCCTGAAATGTCAGTCCTCAAGGCACCAATGTTACCAATCATCGATCCGGTTACAAGTCCTATATCACCAACTGCGCCGGCAATAGCCGTCTCTACGCAAGTCCCGTTGACGAAGAAGTCGATTGTTGGAGAAGACCCAGAAGTATTAAAGACAAAAGAGAAGTTTCTAAATGTTCCGTCAGAAATAGTTTGACCACCAGCAGATGGTATCTGAATATTTGTAAAACCATTTGAACCTGATCTCATGGTTACATAAAAACGATCTTCTGATCCCGATACGAGTTCTATTCTTAGTCGTCCGTAATCTGCCGCTGTTGTGGTAGCGCCGTTCCAAAGATCGAAAACTACTTGTCTTTCAGACTCAGTTGAGGAATTAATTAAGGAGTTCTTTTTGAGGAAGAATTCTACAGTAGTTCCATCGGTTCCGCCAAATTCTAAATTTGATGTTCTATTTTTTTCCTCATTGTAAATTGAGCCCGAATGTGGACCGCCCTTGATTTGGATGTATTCATCTGTTGGCGTTGAATAATACCCTGTTGCATTGGCAGTTGGGGTGCCATAATTTGAACCTATAGTAATAAACCCAGTGGATGTTGGATACACATCTTCAAGAATATACTTTTCTAACGGGTTGATTTTATTATAAAACTGAACCCTTTCAAGGTTAGATCCATCGTATGGATAATAACTGGAAATGTATTCAAAGGCGTTTTTATAATATTGCTCAGCGGATCCAAACTTGACAAAGTTTTCAGGATCTGAATAGTCTACGGGTGGAAGAAAATAGTCTCGCTTTTTTACTGCTTCCTTAAGATGAGCAGCGGATTCTATTCCATCACCAAGTGCATCTGGAGAATTAAGCTTTAGGAATTTTCCGACAGTAACAGCTTGTTTGTTATTGTCAAATAGTTTTTTTATGCTCATTTATCTTCTTCTTTTATCTTGAATTTGAACACCTCTGGCTGCTCAACATACTTACCCTGTAAATAGTATGCAAATGTAATTCCATATGCATATCCTGGCTCTAGGCAAGATGTGTCCAAATCAAAATAACTACCGCTCACATCATAAGACAATCTGCTGAAGTTATTATTGGCACTGCCTGTGCCGAAAGGAATGACCTCAAGATTATCCGCAACACGATGTATTCGGTAGTAAGAATCTTCAATGATATCCGGTTCTGTATCTGCTGTGGCAACTGTATAAATGTTTGGTTGCCAATTTTTATTTCTAGCGAAAACCCTAAGAGTTGGAACTTGTCCTTGAGTATATGAATCTTCAAGATTTGTTATAGATGTAATATATTCCTCTGAATACAGATTATCTGTTGTCTCCACTGTGATCGGAGTGTAAGATCCTGTATAAAAGTTCTTTCTTGTTCCGCCAGAGCCCGTGTGCCAAACATCGAAGACCGTGTCTAAAGCACTGGTGGATGCAAACGAGGCTGTGTATATGCCGGTAACAACTGCACCGTTTTCTTCTAATCGTCCAGCTTTCACACTGGTTACGGTTGATCCAGTCTTATCCTTAACAGATAAGGCGTCTCCAGCAGGGGCAGTGCTTCCAGAATATATCTCTACAGACAATCTGTGACTGTCAAGGTCTGGTATTTCTTTGAGTTGCCCTTTGACTATGTTGTATAAAAATAGTGTATTCAAGTTATCAGCAGCACTAGCAACACTACTGCTCAAATAAAAATTACCTCTGTTGTCTTTTCTTGTAGAATCCCAACGAGCTTCAAGTACTGGTCGATAATGAAAAAACTCACTTGTTCTAGAGAAGAATCTTTTTGTGTAAAGAGATTGAGACCCTGAGATGGCTGCATCAATATTCTTAATCAAGAATCCATAATTTGTATCTGTCCCGGCAATCCACCTAGAAACATTATCGGATACATCTAGAGAAAGATTTTCTAAACCTGTGTCAAATGCTTTTGTTTTCTTCGTTGCAGCATCTGCAATAACATCCCCGCCAGGTTTTGTCCAGTCATTTCCTGAACTTCTTTTTAGCCAGTTTGACGTGCCCATATCTGTATAATTTTCCATATCTAGCCCACGACCTTCATTCCATTCAGCAGACAAAGACTGAACGTCCAAAGTGTAATCTAAAGGTGTCGTGTCTCCGTGTGGAGCATTATACAGGTTGAGTTGAAATTTGATTTCAGCGGCAGTTGAAGGAAGTTCCCCCGATGCCATATCGGCGATAATATCATCTATTGGGAATTGTACCAAAACACGACTCTGTTCTGATGCATTGGCATTAGCCTCTGAGGCAGCTAAAGTTAGGGATGTCGAAGTCTGCCCGTGAATAAGGAAAACTTCCAAAATATCAGAAGCACCCATGTTGGATCCCGTGCCTCTTGTTATAAGATTATTCTTGTAGGCGTTTGAGATTGTGTTATCTTTACTAGCGTAATATTTTTTTATGCCCATTTTATGTCACAGCCCCCACGATATCAAGGTCTGGCAGAAGAACCTCAGCAGCGGCATCTTCTGGAAGAAGGAGGAATCTTCCGTCATCAGACAGATTAGAGTCTACATCATAAACATAGTTACTGTAAACCCCACCAACTCTATTAAATAATTCTACCTCGGTAGTATCAACGACACCAGGGACCTCATTCAATAGTTTATATATCTCTGAGATGTATATTGCTTCGCCGATGTTGAACTTGATATTGATAAATTCATCTTTTAGTTTTTGGATACAGGTATCTAAAAGTTCAAACCTGTTGACATCTAACTCTGGTAATACTTTGAATTTTATTCCTATGTTTATTACTTTTCCACCCAAAACATCTATAGTGTCATTGATCATTCTATATTTGTTCAACCAAACAGCACAATTCTCCTTCAGTGAGGTGTTTGGTTCAATAAGATCACCATTAGAATTTTCAGATAGAAGATAAACATTTAGATTTCTTTTTAGAGAATCCACATCACGAACAACATTTGCTCGCTTTACCTTGCCAAACTTAGATGGCATTCTGTAAATTAGGTTTATATAATCAACCCGTGTTACTGCTCGGTTCTGGGCAGCAAACGTCCCGAAGGCTCTTTCTCTTATTTCTTCTGCCGTAGGGATCGATGTGTCTCCCAAGATTGGATCTTCATTTTCAGCTTCGATAGAAGAAATAACAGACACTAAAGACTCCTGATTCAAAGACGCCTGATCTTTGAAAGAGAACAGAGGCGTAAGGACTTCATTTATGCCGTCAACTGCTAAATTGATTTCATCAGCAGTGTTTGCGGTGTATTCAATAGTCAGGGTTGTATTGGAAGGCACAACGCCAAACTTATCTGTTTGTATTAGATTACTAGGGTCGAAAGTCTGATCTGTTACATGAGTTCTGCCGTTAACATTCAGCACTACATCAGCAGGATCAGCAACTACATCTGTTGTAAGATTATTCTCAGATCCATACCCAAACTGGATAAAGGTATCACCATCTGCTGTAAACTCTGTGATAAATCTTCTTGGTACGGGCTGCAATTTCATTATAAATGGAACCACCTGCCTATTATCTGAGGTGTTTTGGAATTCCTTTATTATAACATCTTGTGTAAGATAATCAACCTCATAATATTCATTACCTTGGTTATCTTTTACCGAAAGAATCTCACTTATATTCGAGTCATCAACCTGTATTCTTAAGAATCTTGTGTAACTTGATACTGCCTCTGTTTGTTGGCGACGTTGTCCAGACACCACTTGTCCATAAGCCTTTACAGCGAAGAATGTGGGGTTGCCTGTTGCGTTATCAACACGAGCAACTGTCACTTCATTATCTGGATCTGTAAAATCTACGTTTTCTATGAGAGTAAAGACAGCACCTGTCTTAGAAGACAGTAAGCTACCTCTTTGAAGGATTGGGAAATAATTTAGATCTGGTCCTCTACTATTAGGACTGGCTGGTACAATAATATAAAATGCAACCATCCCTGTTGACTTTGCTGCGCCAGGTGTCTTATATCCCATAGCATTAGACAATCGATTGACATTATCGTATGATATAGCGCTATCAAGAAAACTTTCGTTTGCTTGAAAGTCTGCATAAAATGATAGCTGGTCTCCAACATAAGCTACTAAATCAAGCATCATAGAACCAAAGGAAGCCTCTGAAAAATCCTTGAAAGTTGTTGGGTAATATCTTTCTGCGTAGTTTACGAGATCTTCTCGAATCGACTCATAATCTCTACTAGTATAATTGATTGGTCTTTTTGCCATTTATAAACCCTCGTCCATTAAGTAGTCATGGTTGATGTTATTATTAGTTCGTCTTCTTCATCAAGAGGTAAAATATTATACCTAATAGACACCCTTACTTCGTTGAACGCCAGAGTTGGATCCTCATCGGAAGTTACAAAGTCTACAGAAATAAGGTTCACCATTGGCATATATCTCTGTGTTTGTTCGGTGATTCTGACCATGAGTTCGTCCATTCTTCGGTCGTTCACATTTTCGAATAAAAATCCATACAACCCAACGCCAAAGTCTGGAATCATGACTCTCTCACCTGGCATTGTCAATACTAAGTTCTTATAATTCTGTTTTATTGTCTCTCCAAGGGTTCGATTCAGGCGGTAAGGTCCATCTACTGGGTCGTAAGTTAGCGGTAATTTTGGAGAAATGCCCTGTCTTTTTGTCATCGTGTTTATGTTCCTATATTTGTTGCAATTCTGATCTTTCCTTCAAAAGCGCTTCGTAATTATCTGATTCGTAAGCTTTATTTACATAAGATATGAACTTATTGATAACTCCTGTGACACTAGTATACCCTTTCAAGCCATATTCTTCAGGTCTATCTGTAAAAAATTGTTGAAAACCGGGATCATCGTTGATCCCAAGATGAATTTCTATAATAGTGCCATCTGGTATTATTTTGCTTTCAAAAAACTGGTTATATGAATTTTGTAATAAAGCCACACTTTGATCATTCAGAGAAAACCAAGATAACGATGATAATAGAACTTGCTCAATAGGCAACAAAGAGCCATCTAAAACTTTTGATATAAAATCTATTACAATTCTATTTGATTGTATATTATCTGCAACTTTAGGAATAGATTCTTGGTAAGCCAAGAAAAAGAATTGATCGCCAGGTAGGGAGTTGTCCTGTTGATCTCTTGCTACTATAAGAGCGAATTCTTTAGTTTGATCTTTAATAGTTTGCTCAAGTACCAATAATTCTGCCTGCCTCTTGTCTAGGAAGTATTGCAAGTGTGGTATAAAACTCTCTCTTTCTATTCCAGTTAGTACCGAAAGTTCCTTGAGCCTATTAGCTATGCCTGCCCTTGAATAGTAAGTGTAAGCTACATCTGGCATACCAACGCCAGAACCTCGTCGAATAAGATTTACCGGCAAGCCTACTAGTTGTGATGTGAATTTAGTAACATCCTGTTCTGAAACTGCTGATAAAAAGGCATCATCATAAGATGCTTCCTGAGATAATCCGGTATAGTGGGTTCTTCCAAAGTTTCTAGAAACATTTACTAAACTATCCTGAGTTATCAAATATAGTCCAATAAACAATCCCATAGGGTAATAGTAGTTGCCATAATAAAACCCGGTCTCTGTAGGGTTTCCGTTCTCGTCAAGTATTTCATTTCTGATAAATTCTGCTGTTTCTTGTATATTTTGCAGTCCAAATGTTTCTCCGTCGTCTATCGCTTCAAGAAGTTGGGCATAAAACTTTTTCAACAGTCTTTCATATCTGGGCATTTGCTTTGATCTAGAATAAGGGCTATGGATTATACTAGAATAAACACTGTCAGAAGCCTTCTTAAGCATCGACAAATAGACTTGCTCAACAAGTTGTTTTATAAATTCACGGGGCGTATCATACTCACCTAGAGTTATGTTATTATCTGGCTCATCAGCAAAGGCTTTCTTGAAAACATCTGCGTATTCGAAAATCAAATTAGACAGTCCACGAATTTCAAATTCCTCATATATCTTTCGAAATAAATAATCTGTCACTAGTTTTCTGGTTCCAAAGCTATTCCAATTAGGATAAGGGGAAGCCAAAGAAACAACATTTGTAAAAAACCTCTGTAGTCTAGCTTGAACCATAAGTACCATGGATGTTGCTATTGCTGCTTCTTTATTATTAACACATTCTTCGTCGCTGATTTGATATAAGTTACTAATAACCCCTTTCATGTAACCTCTGAATCTCATCTTTCCCTCATCTTTGGTGAAAATAAAATTCAATTGTTCATCAATAAAATTAGAAGGATTAGATACAGAGAGATTATCACTTGATATAGTAACATCTTCCGATCCAAACGTATCAAGCGGATTAGGAACTGCGAGGGCGGCTTCATATGAAGTCAGACCGTGGAAAGAAAGATTAATTATAGCTGTTATTATTTCTGAGTGTCTAGAGGGCATGATAATTCTTCTTCTTGGTCCCTCTCCTAATATTCCGCCTGATTCGGGACTGCTCATATTAGACAACATTTTGTAATAATCTACAGAGGGCTCTTCTGGCTCTTGATCTCCTTCCGATGGAACAAATTCTGCGATAATCTTTGTTTCTGTTTCAAAAGTTTTAGGATTTTTTCTAGTTCGTACAATTTGAACACCTCTTGGATCATGATTAATACTTTCAACCGTCATTGTGCAGATAGCACTTTGTGTTGATGCGTTATTAGTGATCCATTGATCAGGTGAAGATACTTCATGATATACTTGTTTATAATTTTTTAGTATCTTATATAAGTTATCATACCCATCCTCTCCATCACGAGGCACATTAAGAAGCCTAGTCCTCAGTGTCTCTGGTGCTGTACGAAGAGCATATGTTGATTCAAAATCTTTTTTGCGTGCTCGGATATCATCTAAGGAACCAGCCCACCACCAAGAAGAATTATCATCTATTACTTCGGGAGGAGGGTATGGGAGAATCAGTGTAGATTGTTTTTTAGCACGGTTTCTTGACATCGAAGGTGCATAATAAACAAACCTATTATAATCAGAAAAGAGTGGTATTGTTGGAATCATCATCCTTTTTGATATCATATCCCTTACACTAAGGAACAACTCTTGACCAAATCGAGTCATGTATATATTAAACATTTCAGATGAATTATTTGTTGTTTCTTCGCCAAAAAGACTATTAATCCATTCAAAAAAGGCTGTAAACAATGTATCCCCAACAGTTTGTATAGCAGACAACATCTTATCGTACCACTCTGGGAGCCCTATACTGTTTATAAACTCTTCTATTTTTAGTTTTATATTTTCCAAATCTTGTAAAAGATCACACATAGCACTGATCTTTTCTTTTTTTGAATTGATAATACTTATGTACTGTTGCTCAAGTTGGTCAACGCTTAGGTTAATCCCAATATTATCAAGACCAAGGTCTGGGTCTCTTGTTGTGCAATAAGCATCTGTAGGAGATATATTTAGTAAAGCAATCTCTTCAACACCCTCTTCTCTCATTGTATCGCCAAGGGCAGCAAAAAAGTCTCTTATTTTATTTGCTGTAAATTCAAACTTGTCATAGACTTCTGGATTTATGATTCTTATTTCTGTTTGTTCTTCTCCGTTGGGATCAACATTCACATTCACTGGGAATCTTACTTCTCCATCCGAAACGGTTTCTAAGATCAGTTGATATAAATCATTGTTTGCTGCACCAAATATAAGTAAGTCGATCTCTCTGGGTGTACACATTTTGGATACATCTGATATCAACGTCATCAACTGAACATTTGTTGGATCTTCTTTGGTTACTTGTTCTTCTCCATCTACGTTAGTTCTCGTTACATTGACGAGATCTACGCTTTTTGCTACTTCAATAAGGTCTATACCCTCAAGATAAGAGTTGAGATCTAGAACTCCAAATTTCAAATCTCTAAGAGCATCGTTTAGAGTTTCTGCGGTTTCATCTTCTGGTCCACATCCGAGAAAGGCGTTTATTACGTCCTTCACTATGCCGGCTATTAGTGATTCAATAAATCCTAAAACCGCTTTTTCGACTATAGCTTGAAAAACATCACTTTCAGTTTCGAATAAAGTCTTATAAGTTCCTTTATATCCTTTTGGTACTGATAAGTCAACCTTGAAGTTTTTTATAAGCGGGAAGCTTGGTCCAGCAGTATTTTTTGGATTCATATCATTTTCATCCAAAAATGTTGTTTCAATGACATTCCCTAAGACATCTAAACCACAAAAGATTTCTTGGTTTACTTGGCGCTCAATTTCTCTAAGTGATTGCTGTGGGTTTTCTTCAAAGCGAATAGCTGTAGTTAAATAATTCCGTGCGGCTGTGTCTTTTACAATTTCATCCCTCAGCGACATTATCAATTGTCTAACAAGGTTTCGAAAATCTTTCTTTTTAGTAAATTGGATATAAGTACCCAAAGCATCCTTGAGTAATTTTGCTTGTGCCGTATCACAATCAATTCCCGTAGCTACCAGATTAGCAGACACAGTATAGAAACTCTCAATTTCAGAAGGTATGGCTCTTCTTCTTGCAGCCTCTGAATTTTTGAAATCTTCTCCTTCTCTCGCAATCTCTGTAATACGGGTATAGAGACTGTTTCTTCTTTTTCTTCTTTCCGCAGCTTTTGATTGATCGGCTTTTTTTCTTATTTTTTCAGCAGACAATGATACCGTAGGATAAAGATAATCTTGAAAAAACACAAGCCAGGGCTTGGAATCAACCAAGCTAGCATTCCTAGCATCGTTATAAATCAACTCATTATTATACACAACACTAAATGTAGTAGGAGTCGAGTCTGAAAAGGCGTTCAATATTTTTGCTGGCTTTTCATCATCAACATCGTTATAAAAATCTTTGTTACCAATGCCCCTTGACATCAGATATCCATTTAGAGTGATATACTCTAGTTGAAATTCTTCCGTATAAAAGAATTCTATAATGTCATCATCGTCAAGTGCAAATTTATTATAGACACATACAAGCGATATGTCGTCAATAAATCCATCTATTGTTGCAGCTACTCTTCTCAAATTTATTCCAGATATATCTTCTGGATGAATACCTTCTTCTGCGACTTGTTGGTGATAGTATCTTAGAGCCCTTGTTGCGCTTGGTAAATTGATGATCAAATTAGATGCTTTTATAACATTTCTATTTGCTGCCTTATTTTTCTCTGGGTCAAGAAGTATCTGCGCCTTTTGCAAAGGAACAAATTCAAAATCATCATAAGAAACATAAGCGTCATTATTCTGCTCAAGTGATTCAATAATTTTTCTACTTATTCTTACCGCATGAAGCCACCTAGACCCTGGGCGTATATCAAGATGAGAGAGGAAGTTTATTTTGTTAAGGTCGTTGGACTCGCCTAAGCCAAGCGATAAGACAAAGTTTAAATTTTCTTGAGAATATCTGCCTGTATACTTTAGTATTTGTTTGACACCAGTCTGTATAGCTGTTACAACTTCATCTCCCATGTTTTCTTGATTTTCTCCCCAGAAAGATGAATCATACAACTTACTAGCGAACTGATCTGTTCTTGTTGTATAATAAAATTTATCATCAACCGTGTTGTAATATATCTGATTTGTTTCTTGTCCTGGTTTGCAATTCTCTCTCCAGTCATATATGTCAACACTGTTGTTTGAGTTCACATAAGAACTCTGAATAACAGATAGTGATAAATTTTCTACACTTTGATAATCATCAAGTGATGACTCAGCCTCTAGTTCCAAAGATTTGTAAATCAATCTTTTGTAATTTGCAGAATGAAAATTATTAATTGCGATAAGTCTGGATGCTGCACCAGACGGCGAGAGGTCGTTAACATTTTCCGGCAATATTGCGGTAGGTGATGAATTAGTAGTATAAAGATGCAGTTGATCTCTTTGTTCAAGTTTTTCAACGAGAGCCGTCAAAGCATTATTAGCCGACTGATCCCCTATTGATTCCAGTTTTGTCGTATCCCCATTAGTCACCGCACGACAGTTCTGAGGGTAGAGCGTCGCATATGCCCGGAGATCTAAGTCATTTATTGTAAGATTTGGAGTATTTTTTTCAACTCCAAGAGCCTGAAGTTCTGCTACCGATAATTTCAGCGTCTGGTTTTGGGTTGGGAAATTAAGAGAAAACAGATAACACTCATGAATAGCGCTTATTACAAAAATATTTCGTTTATCTGTAGTATAGTCGTACTCAATGTCCTCATTGGCATATGGATTGACTATATTTTTTTGTTGCCTATTAATACTCATATTT